TACTGAGTACTTCTACAATGCCGGCAATGCTACAGGTTCTCCGCTGTCGCCGGTTCTTAGCGCATTCACCCAGATTGGTTGCGCCAACGGCGATTCTGTAGCCTATCTGGACGAGAACATCTATTGGGCGTCAAAGGCCAAGCAGCAAGGGCCTGGGGTCTGGAAGATGAAGGAGCTGGAGCAAGCTAAGGTCAGCACTCCTGACGTTGACCGCATCTTGGCCTCCGACGGAATGTCTGACGTGTACGCCTATGGGGTGCGCATTGCTGGCCACTCGTTCTATGTCCTAGGGCTTCGTACTATCGGCATGACCCTAGCGTTTGATGCCAGCAACGGAACGTGGGCAGTGTGGACCAGTCTTACGGCTCAATCCCCTGTCTCTGTCACCATTACCCAAACAGGGGGCGTAGCTACCGTCACTCAGACAGGTCACGGGCACTCCGATTGTGACCCGGTGACGATCGCAGGGGCGTCGCAGACTGCCTACAACGGGTTGAAGCAGATCACTTACGTCGATGCTGACCACTTTACTTTCCCCGTGCCTTCGGCTACAGTAACCCCAGCGACGGGGACGATCACGGCCACAGGGTACGATGAGACGTACTTCAAGTACTCGAGATATGTGAACGCTGCCGGCAGGGATTTGGTACTCCACGAGACGACCGGGGAACTGTGCGAAATCATGGATTCCGAGGTTGAAGACGACGGCCTGCCGATCAAGCTTGTCATCCGTACCGATAAGGTGGACGACGGTAATGAAGACTGGAAAACTCTGGGGAGGGTCCGGGTTATCGGGGACAAGATCGGTGGGGAAGCCATGATCCGCTGGTCTGACGACGACTACACCACTTACACGTATGGGCGGAGAGTGGATTTGTCCGCTGCTCAAGCCGTTGTGCGCCGCTGCGGCAAGTATCGCCGCAGATCATTCGAGATCATTCACATCAGGCCGGAACACGTCCAAGTGGCGGCCATCGAGCTGGACTAGGAGTTAGACATGCCTGCTGATACCTCAATCTATACCGGAATGCGCCCGTCCCTGTCCTTTGGGGGGAACTTTGACGAGTTGGGTCAACTCAGTTTCCTTCGTCAGCATCCTACCTTGGAGAGGGATGCCGCCGCTGCCGGATGGCGACCTGACGGCATGGGGAACTACCGCCGTACCTACAACGGTGTGGATCAGACGGTTCCCGCCGCCATGCTGGTCAACATGCTGGAGGAGCAGAAGCAGGCGACTGCTCTCAGCCAACCGGTCCCCGTAGGGGGTAACTACCTGAGTCAGATTCAGAGCTTGTTGGGGCAGACCCCGGCGACTGATCCTGCGGCATACGACAATCCGTACGAGCGCCGACTGCTCGAGATCATGGACAACCCGGACCAGATCGCGAACACCAACGCGTACAAGTTCCGGTTTAACCAAGGCCAACAGGCTCTGGAGCGCAGCGCAGCGGCCAGGGGAATGCTGAACTCCGGCAACACTCTGGCGGCTCTTGCCGACTACGGCCAGGGGCAGGCCTCGCAGGAGTACGGCAACGAGTTCAATCGGCTGAGTCAAGCCGTGGGTCAACGCAACCAGTTCAATCTGGGCAAGGCGGGCCTCGCTAGCCAAGATCGCAATAGTCAGGCCGGGATTGCGTTGAAGGCTCTGGGCGATTACGATCAGACTCGGATTACAGCCCAGAAGGTGGCCGCTGAGAATGCTCGCAACTTGGGCCGGATCAACCCTGGGGACCGCTCCCGCACTTCTACTTGGTAAGGAGCAACTATGTACCTCACCCTTTCTGACTTGATGGCCCTGGGAAGCGAAGGCGATGCTCCCGGTATGCGGAGGCCCAACCGTGGGCTGATTGGGGAGCAAGTAGCTGCTCCCATGGCGGACTACTGGCCGGACGAGCAAGTAGCTTTCCGCCAAGCCTTGCCCGCAGACCCCCCGCCCCCGGCCCGCTGGAACCCCATTGACAACCCTCGCCAGCCGGTGCCCTCCGGCACAGGTATGTTGCGGAATACCCGCACCGGGGCGGAGTACGTGTTCAACGGCCGCGGGCAAGCGCAAGGCCCAGAGTTAGACTACACCAGAGGTCCGGTGGAAGTATTCGGAGTCGGCAAAGGTCACTATATCAAAGGTGAGCCGATGTCCGCCATGGTGAACGGTCGCCGGGTGGACTTTGGCCGCGACACCGAGCAGGAGATGAAGCGCGACAACGCCAATCTTCTCAGGGCCAAGACGATTCAGGACATGCAGCGCACAGAGGCGGAGACTGACCGAATTCGGGCTGATACCGCCCTCAAGCAACAAGTGAAGGGGGCCAAAGCCCCTGCTGGGTGGCAGTTTGACCCTGATGGGAAACTGAGCCGCATTCCCGGTGGCCCTGCCGATGAGAAGTTCATGGCGCAGTACTACAGGGACGATCATGGGGTACAAAACAGCATCGCGTCGATGAAGAACCTGACCGATCTGGCTGCCCAGATTCTCAAGGCTCCAGGATTGTCAGGTCAGTTCGGGGTCCAAGGCGTGTTTCCTGACTTCCCTGGCGGGGAATCAGCCAACGCCAAGGTATTGCTGGGGCGTCTGAAGGATGTGGCAGGCATGTCCGCCCTGGAAGCGCTGAAGGCCGCAGGTAATAACGGCTCCAGCGGCCTGGGGGCGGTCACGGAGTTCGAGCACCGACTGCTCCAAAATCAGCTGGCCAGCTTGGACAAGGCGCAATCGCTGAAGCAGGCCAAGGACGAGATTACCAACTTGATCGCCAAGACTGAGGCAGCGGTCAAGCGTATCCAGGGACACCATTCCCGGATGTATAAGGGGATGCAGCCCCCTGCGCCGGAAAACCCCCCGCCCTCGTCCCCTACTCCACCGGCGTCGGCGCAGGAGTCCTCACTAGACAGTCTTCCTGACCCGGCCACGTGGCCTCAGGGTAAGGTGTTGCGCGACACCCAAACCGGGCAGATTCTACGGGTGGTCAACGGTAAGTGGGAGACCCAATAATGCCCAAGCTGCGCGATCTCTACGGGATTGACCTGAACAGACTAGGGGGATACCGCCCTGAGTACACCAGCGTCATGGAGCGCCCTCTCACCGATTTTGAGAGGGAGCAAAGGTCTGCGCCCATAGATCGCCCGTATGCGTCTGGCCAGCTAGAGGCCCCCATGTTTGCCCCAGACGATCTGATCGGCTCAGGCATTCCTACAAAGTTGGCGGCTCTGGCCAAGGGCAGCATCCCGGCCATCGCCGGCATATTCATCGGCCCTAAGCATCCCTCCTGGAGCAAGGAAGCAGCAGAACTGGCCCTGCAGATGAAGGCGAGCAATGTTGACCCTCGTTCTATCCATAGGGCGACAGGAACCCTGACTGAGTTCCCAGGGGTGGAGGCCATGCAAGAGTTGTCGGACAAAGGCACGAAATGGTCTGGATTATCGTTTGCCCCAGCAGAAGATTCGTATCCACACCCCGCCTTGTTCGAGGGATATCCAAGACTGGGGAGAAACAAAGTATCGGTGGCAGCCGGGCTTCCCCCTTCTGGGGCTTACTACCCCGATAGCGGGGAAATAGACGCTACCGGGTACGGGGTTTCTGATGTGGGATCGTCAATACTGCACGAACTCCAGCATGCGGTGCAGGCCGAGGAAGGCTGGCCAAGAGGATCTAGCATCGCAAGGGCTAGGAAGCTACTGGCGAACCCTACCGCTGAGGAGTCTCTTCAGAAGTACCTCAGCAATGCCGGGGAGACTATGGCCAGAATAACCCAAAACAGACGCGATATGGACGACATGCAGCGCAAGATGAAGTATCCGTTTGACGGCATTTCTCTCAAGGACCTTTGGAGCGAATAATGGGAAGATACGTTGTTGAAGACGAAGCCGGGGCAAGCGGTCCTGGCGTACTGCAACGGGCTGGGAACTGGATCGCGGATACCTTCGGCCCCAACGGTAACCTGAGGGGGTCGTCCATCGGAGGGGTCATGCAGGGGATGGCCAACCCCGTAGTTGGGGCAGTCCAGCTTGGGGCTCATGCCCTGGGCCTGGGGGACAAGATTGACCCCGCCATAGCGGCCAAGGAGCAGGAGTACCAGCAGGCCAGGAAAGCCGCTGGCCGGGAAGGGTTCGACGCCGCCCAAATGATCGGGGAGGTCGCCAGCCCGGTCAATCTGGTACTTGGGGCTCTTGGTAGGGCTGCCTCTGGCGCTTCCCTCGGTTCCCGAGTCGGAGCGGGGGCGGGGGCGGGGGCCGTCTCCGGCCTGATGTCTCCGGTAACATCGCCTGAGGATCAGGCAAACTACTGGACCACCAAAGGCCAACAGACGGCTGTTGGGGCTGGTGTAGGGGGGGCAGTCCCCGCTGCGTTTGCCGGTGCCGCTCGAGTTCTCAGCCCCAAAGCCTCAACCAATCCTGACGTCAGGATGCTTCTTGATGGCGGGGTTCGGCTTACGCCAGGGCAGGTCCTTGGGGGCATTCCGGCACGCGTCGAAGAAAAATCTCGCAGCCTGTTTGGCCTGGGCGACGCCATTTCGTCGTCGTTTAACAGGGCGGAGCGCGATCTTAACACCATGGTCTTGAACAAGGGCCTGGAGCTTGTCGGCCCGATGGTAGGTCTTCCCACCAAAGCCCTGGCCCCTGGCCACGCTGGGATTGCTCAGCTCAGAGACACGGCGCAATTGGCATACAACAAGCTGGTTCCCCATTTGACGGCTGATCTGAATGATACGCAGTTCTACGCCAATGTCCAGCTTCTGCGTCAACACGTCGCCCAGATGCCGAAAGAGTACAGCGACGCGTTCGATTACATTGTGAACAGAGAATTGGGCTCTCGCATGGGACCGAACGGCCAGCTGCAGGGGGAACTGCTTCAGGATGCGGTCAGGTCGTTGAGGGATGAAGGGTCCAGGTACAGTAGGTCGTCGTCGGCCTTTGAAAACGACCTGGGTGAAGCCCTCAAGGCCCTCCAATCGGAAATTAAAGACCTCTTGGAGCGGACTAACCCACAATTCTCTGACGAATTTCGGAGGATCAACACGGCCTGGAGAATCTTGAGTGCAGCACGGGAGGCGTCCAAATCGGTCGCAGCACCCGAGGGCGTATTCAACCCGGCGCAGTTCCACTCTGCTGTCAGGGCTCAAGACATCACGAAAGGGAAGCGCGCATTCTCGGAGGGCGACGCGTTCCTTCAGGACCTGTCAGGCCCGGCCAAAACCATCTTGGCCTCGCACCCCGACAGTGGTCTCACCGGAAGGCTGGCGGCAACCGCAGGAGCGCTGGCGTCGGGATTCGCGCAGCCTGCTATTCCTTTATCCCTGTTGGCCTCTTCGGCGGCATACGCCCCCTGGATTCAGGACAAGATCGTGAAAGGAATCGTCAATCGGCCTGCGGCAGCTGGCCCGTTGGCTGATCTGCTTCGGAGAGGCGGGGTCTATGCTGCGCCGGGCGTTGCCGGCCACGTTGCGGACCGCTAACCATGGGAGTCGTCGTTTCTCCTCCTCCGCCAAAAAAAGACGCCAAGTTTGAC